TTATTACGTCTGGACATGACCGTTTTCACCCTCAACACCGGGAGGGCCATTAAGAAGGCAATTCTCCAGGCCCATGAACGATACAAATTGACGAATATCATCTGTGAAAACTATGAAATCGTCGATGTTTTACCATTTCTGGACAGCCAGGGGATACCTCACGAGGTTTTGACAGCATCTGAGCGGGCGCAACATTCGAGTTTCGTAGAATTGGCGAGAATTTTCCGGGAAGGTCGAATCAAATTCAGCCATGAATTGAAGGTCCTGGAGAACGAACTCAAGAACTTTACCTTCACGAGTGGCAGGGCCGGGCGATATTCCTTCGGCGCAGCCTCAAGCAAGCTGCACGATGACTGCGTATACGCTTTGAACTGGGCAGTCTATTCACTCCGTGAGCAAATCCTACACGCTTATGTCCTGGGAAGCTTCCAGTGCAAGAACAAGAGTCCCCGCCGTCAACTCTGCTACCTCATGGGCGGATCAAAACAACTTTTATGCGCCGATTACTGCCAGGCCCATAAGCAGGTGGAAGCATTCTTTCAAGAGTTCAAGAAAATCCGCTTAGACGATGATCTGAACTTGCAGGAATTCTTTGAAAGCAAGGTCAGATTTGACGGGGCCAGGATTTACCAGGCCGCATAAGGGAAAAACCATGCTCTTTGCCAGCCAAGTCCCCATAGTTTTTAGCCGCCTGAACCTACAGGCCGACAGCGCGACTTCCTTGGCGCGCAAGACAGAAACGGCCAAGCGGCTTGATTATTTTCACGATAGCCAGCTTGACCACCTGGAAACCCGGCTTAATCAGCTTTTCTCCGATCCTTCCGCCATGGTCAAGGTGTGCCTGAACGTGGTTCGAAAGGTGATTGTTAATCTTGCCCAGGTTTACCGGGAAGCCCCCACCAGGCTAATTGACGGGACCGATAGCGATAAGGAGCTTTACACCGGGATTGTTGAATCAATGGCCCTGGACGTGAAGCTGAAGCTGGCCAGCCGGTACGCCAAGCTCTTAAAGACGATCCTGCTCCGCCCGGTTTGGCGCAACGAGCGGCTGGACCTGGACATATTGACCGGCAATATCCTGGACGTGGAAACCGGGGAAAGCCCGGAAATCTTGTCTAAGGTCCTGGTTACTGATTTCGGTACCTCTGACAAGATTGAAGAGGTTGAGTATTCCTACTGGACGCCGGAAACCTGGGAAAGATTGAATTACAGGGGCCAGACGATTGAGGAAGCCGCGAACCCTTACGGCGTCCTGCCCTTCCTTTCGGTTTTCGATTATCCGCCGCCCTCTTCAAACTTTTGGCTTCCGGGTGGAGACGATCTTATCTCCATGCAGGAAGCCGTTAACCTGAAGCTGACTGATCTTCTCTATCTCTTGTCAACCCAGTCCTTCGGCGTCGGCTACATCAAGGGCGGTCAAGGCGGCGGGTCCTTGAAGGTTGACCCCGGCTCCCTGGTGGAACTCCCTGAAAATGGAGAAATAGGGTTTGCGAATCAACAGGCCCGGATTGAAGAAGTGGTGGGGGCCATTGACAAGCTCATCAAGTGGGGTTGTGTCAGCCATGGCCTATCCGCCGCGTCCATGTCAACCGATCCCCAGGAAGCAAGCGGCCTGAGCAAAATTGTTGACACCCGCGAGCTGGCGGAAATGCGGGCTGAAGACGTGGCCCTGTGGCGCTCCTATGAAAAGCGGCTTTTCTCGCTTATCCGCACGGTATGGAACGCCCATTCGCCAAGCCGGAAACTCTCAGAATCGGCCACGCTCAACATTGACTTCGCCGATCCGCGCCCCGAAGTTGACCCGAAATCCCAGGCGGAAGCTTGGGAGAAGCTGTTAGGGTTCGGCGTTATCAGCCCCGTAGATATAGCCATGCAACAAAACCCGGACCTGAAGACCCGTGAAGAAGCCCTGGCGTATCTCCTTCAGGTTCAGGAAGAAAGCCGGGAACTGAACTCCGGCAAAAGCGTTTTGTAACCGAAAAATCCGCCCTCCCAGGCGTTAAATGGAGGTTCAAGAAATGGCCGATACCCCGAATGACCAAAATACCCAGGATCAGCCCGCCGGGAACGCACCCGATAAAGGCGATGGTAAGGACCGGGCGGATCAAAACCAGGAAAAGACCGTCCCCTATGCCCGCTTTCAACAGGTGAATGAGGCCAAGAAACAGGCGGAAACCGAGCTTCAGGCCGTGGCGGACGGTCTGAAAGAAGAAGTGCCGGAAGAATTCCGGGATTTAATCCCCGACATGCCGCCCGGCCAGCAAATCAAGTGGATTCGCCAGGCCCAGGCCAAGGGGATTTTCAACCCGCCCAAGGCGGACGCCTTGGATTCCAAACGGCCCGGTGACAAAAAAGTGGCGGACCTTAACGCCATGACCCCCCACCAAATGCGCGTGTCGGGGTACAAAACTTAAACGAGGTGAATCATGTCTCTGACTTTGCTTGAAGCTGCGAAACTCTCACAGACCCCGTTGCAGCGCGGGGTGATTGAAGTCTTCCCCCGGACTTCCCCGATCCTGGAACGGTTGCCCTTCCGGGACGTGGCGTCCGACTCCTATAAGTACAATCAGGAAGAGGCCCTTCCGGGTATCGCCTTCCGCGGGATCGGCGAAGGCTACACGGAATCAACCGGGGTAATCAACCCCATTACCGAAACCCTGGCCATTATGGGCGGCGTCTCCGATGTTGACCGGGCCTTGGTTAAGACTCAGGGAAACATCAATGACCTTCGGGCCATTCATGACGGACTGAAGGCCAAGGCCGCGGCCCTGTTCCACTGCAAAAATTTTTTCAAGGGCGACACGGACGAGGACCCCAAGGGGTTTGACGGCCTACAAAAACGCTTGACCGGCGGCCAGGTGATTAACATGGGTTCGACTTCCGGGGGAGACGTCTTGAGCCTACCTAAACTGGACGAACTCATTGACGCCGTGGCGGGCGGCCCGGACGTGCTTTTCATGAACAAGACCATGCGCCGGAAAATCTCCACCTTGGTCAGGGCGGCTAACCAGGCCATTGAAACCGTTTCGGACGCCTTTGGCCGTCTGCTTACGGCTTATGCGGGCGTGCCTATCGCCGTTATCGAAAACGATGAAGCCGATAACCCGATCCTGGCCTTTGATGAAGCGGCCCCTGGCGGCGGGTCTTCCGTTTGTACCAGCATTTACGCCGTCCGCTTCGGCGCGAAGGAATACGTCTCCGGCCTGCAATGCGGCAAAATGGACGTAATTGACATGGGCCTATACTCAGGAGGGACGGCCTACCGGACCCTGATTGAGTGGATTTGCGGCCTGGCCGTCTTTCATCCCCGCGCCGCCGCCCGTCTCCGCGGCGTGAAGAACGCTTAGGCGGAAGGAAGGTGAGCCATGTTTGACGTACAACATGAACTGAAAGAAGCGGGCCTGGTGGCTTCCAATTTGGCCGGGGCCATGGGCGGTCAAGCCAAGGTGGTCAACCTGGGGCGTGAACTGGTAGAAGGGAAGCTGGTTATTGACGTGGCGGCCTTGGAGATTGACTCTGGCGATGAGCTTTACCGGGTCAAGCTTCAAGGTTCCGCCGCCCATGACTTCAGCGCCTATGTGGAAGACCTGGCCATTCTGGAAATCGGGGCCAAAGAAGTCCTTGGCGGGGATCAGGATTCCTTGACGGGCCGGTACGTGTTGCCCTTCTCTAATGTGAAGGGGCTTTACGTCTGGCCTTACGTGCGGCTCTATACTGAGGTTTCCGGGTCCGTGGCCACGGGGATTAATTTTTCCGCCCACCTAACGCGGGAAGTCAGCACGCGGCCTTTTACCGGCTTAACGACTACCACAACCACCACCAGCACAACGACTACCACCACTTCAACCACAACCACCACAGCCGGTTAGCGTGGTGTAACGATATGGGCGGGGCGCGAGTCGTGGCGCGCCCTTACCAGACAGGCCGGGGGAGACGGCCTACCGCCTGGCGGCCAACAGGCGGGAAGCCCATTGGGGGCAACTCCCACGTTGTCGTTGTGGTCAATGCAGCAAAGCGGAATCCCCGGAGGGCTTCGGCCTTCCGGGGAGACTGCCCTTCGTGCAAGCGCTTGATATTTATTACCTTTCTTCTCCCGAATACGCCCGGCTTTCTATGGGAATAACATGAATAATTATTTTGACGAACGCTATAAATTCACCCACAGGCTTGAAGGCTTGGTCAATGCCTACGGGGATGATATTGCCCAAACCTTGGAAGGGGCCTTAGAAACCATCACCGGCAAGCTCATGAGGTTGACCGCGGCGGCGGAATCAACCCCTTCCCTGGAAAGGAAGAAGGCCCTTCTTCTCAAGCGGAAGGCCGAAATTGAAAAAACCCTGGCCGAAATCTACCAGGGCATAGGCCAGGACATGAAGGCCAAGGCTGTTGAAACGGCCATGGCCACGCCGGAAATTATCAACGGGATCATTGAAGGAAGTCTTCCCGAAAACGTGTCGGCGGGTTTGAAGTGGTCACATGTCACAAAAGAACGCGCCCTGGCCTGGTGGGATAGCAGCCAAATTGAGGGAACTTTCTTCAATGACTACCTGAAAAAGTTGGAAACCTCAGCCGCGGAGCGGGTACTTCAAGCGGCCCGGCAAAGTCTGCTATTGGATGAAAGCATGAAAGAGTCCGCGGCCAGCATTCAAAAGGCCCTGGACATTGGCGCGAGGTCTGCCCAGCGCGTCTTGAGGACCGCCCTGCATAGCGCGGCGAATTG